CGGAATACTTTGGGTACATGCTATAGATTACCCATACAATGAGGATTTTTTAAAAACGGGTGGAGTTGTAACGTTTGCGTTATCTTTTTGCCTTGTCGACAAATATAAAAAATATTCATCTCAAAAAACCACTGCCTCTATTATTGCGAATAAGTCGAGTTCCGCACTGTCAATGTTGCGCATTTATTTCGCAAAAGCATACGATATTATAAAAATGCCAAAACGGTTGGTTGATAAAACAATTGGTACCATAAACACCGCACTCGATGTAGTCGAAGCAGGGAAAGATATTGTTCGTAGTGGCACAGATTTTGTTGATAAAATAAATGCAGCAAAATCATTGACAGAAATACTGGTACGTCAACCATCCGCACTGGCGCAAATGGTCTCAGATCTTGTAACCTATTCAACCCACACAGTTGATCCGCGATCGATAGTTGATGAAATCCAACGTATTTCAGACTATATAAATACCATTAAAGAGGAAAATAACAGCTCTTTGTATGGCAAGCAGGACAGTGCCAACAAAACAGCCTTAAAACAATTGCTTTATACATCAGCCGTCGTAAATGCGGCGAAACAAATTGCCATTGCAAATTACGAGAGCAGCAATATCGGAATTTATGTGCATCAATCATGGTCGACGCATTACGAAGCAGTAATTTCTATGATAGACGACGCCGAGCTTTACATGTCGCTCAACGATCTCAATGTTTCAATAATGGATTTTTTCGAAACAACTATTCTTAATCTCCCAAAAGTAAGCGCGTTTGTTCCCAATTCAACAACAAACTCTTTGTTGTTATCATATCAGATTTATGGTGATGTAGATCACGTTGACGACATAGTAAAAAGGAACAAAATAAAATATCCAGCATACATTGCAAGTCGCGAACCGCTGGAGGTGCTGGTAAAATGAAAAATCCTATTATCAGAATTGATGGCAACGAAATTTTTGTATCGGAGATTGCTTATACACGCCAGCTTGACGCCTTGGCATCGGGACTGGAGTTTTTCACCACCGATTTTAAACGCTACCCCAGCGACAGTATAATAGAGTTGGAGTATAATAATGTTATTGTTTTCGAAGGCAACATTTCTGAAATACCATCCAGAGACGATACTGGAGTGCGTTATCAGACATGTGACCACAGTTCTGACCTTGTTGACTGTGCCGCAACCAGTAGTCCGGGATCGTGGAAAAACACTACTGCTGCTCAAGCAGTACAAGACGTTTTAAAACCGTACAATTTCTCAGTTTTAGATTATTCGGAAAAATTACGATTTGACAAAATAGAATTGAAAGACGGAGAAACGGTTATAGATTTTATGAATAGACTTCTTCTCCGCAACAATATTCTTCCCGTTTATTTGGGAAAACGTGTAATTAAATTCGATAAGATCAACAATCAAACGCTTGGAGTCGATCTAGTACATGGCGTTAATATAGCCACATATTCTGAATCGAACAAATTTTCCGAACAGTACTCAGAGTACCATTGTTATTCAACGGCCATTGGTGTTGATAGTTTTGGAGAGATAAAAACACCAATCAAAACAGTGGTAAAAGATAATTCCGTAAAAAGGTATCGCCCAACACATATAAATTGTGATGGTGCGAATAGTATGGTGCAATTAAAAAAGCGAGGTTTGTTTGAAATTGCGCAACGCAGAGCTAAGTCGCGCACTGTCACTATCGGTGTTAACGGATGGGAATACGATGGTATAAATATTTGGAAATCGAACGCAGAGGTTGCGTTAAAATCTCAGAAGCATGATATAGACGAAAACATGCTCGTATCTGGAATAAAACTGATATCCGACTGTTCGGGTATGAAAACAGAACTTTCCCTTTGCGATTTGAAGGCGTATGATGAACAATAGACCAACAGATTTTAGACGTGATTTTTTCAGAGACCAACACATTCTTGTCGGTAAACTGCTTGAATTCAACAACGGATTGTGTAAAGTTGAATGGGGCAAAGACGAAAACGGCGAATCACGCATAAGCGATCGTATCCCAATAATTTTCCCTTATGGGTTTTCTGCCTGGCCGGAAGCGATTGGTTGCAATGTCGTTGTTGCCTGCATTAATGGCAGTCGCGAAGCTATGATTGCGCTTGCGCTCATGAGTAACAAATGGCTTGATCGCAGCAAAAAAAACGGAGAGGTCGAGGTTGGAACTGTTGAAGGCGATAGGATAATATTTAAAAACGGTAATAAGGTACACCTGTTCAGCAAGCAGGAAATTACGATAGAGGCTCCTAATGTAAAGGTCAAGTCCAACGAAGTGATAATTGACGCCGACAAAGTTAGCGTTTTGTCTGGAACAATAGAACTCGGCAAAAAGGTGTTTAAAAAGCTCGTGAATGAAGGGTTCTTAAAACACATACACGACGTTACAGTAGACACCAACACCGGAAAAGGAACTGCAAGCCCAGTACTTAATACCGATGGTTGCGTTACGGAGACTGTGGGTGCTGAATAGTGCTTGTTTTGAATTACAGGTAGCAAATAATATTTGGAAAGCACAACCTCTTATTCTTTGTGCTCAATTAATAAACAACATCAACAAAAGGTGAATGAATGCCAACACAAATTACTTTACCGCAAATTATTGACACTATAAATTCAGCTCAAGCAAAATTAAATATGAAGTTGCTTGAAGTAATGAGTGCCTACAATGATTTGAATCAAGTTGTAGAACTGTCAAAACAAACTTTACACATGATAGTCCAGCAAATGCACCAACAACCTCCAGTATCGGACGTTGTCTCGGAGGTTAAATAATGCCAGGAATGAAATTAGTGGTACGAGATGGTGATCCCATACCTCAAAGCTGGTTTAACGATAATGACAACCACGACCATAAGGGCGATGGCACTAACAAATCGAAAAACAAAATTGATTTACAAAATGAGGTTGACGGAGTGCTATGGCGTGAGATGTATGACTGGTTTTGCCCAAATGGGTCAATGTACGGATATGGTGTTTATGGGCAGCCAATTATGGTCGGTAGTTTGCCGGCTATTGTAATAAACCGTGGAATGTGTGCGTCTGGTTGGGGCGGTGGAGTTTTAAATATTACAAAATCGTGGATATCGACCTTCACAACCAGTCATTCCGACCACGAAACAATAACGCTAAAGCCGTGCAATTGGGCTGGTGGTGAAAGTGGTGGTATGGCCCGCGGTCTGGGGTATACGAATAATACATGGTATCATTTATTCGTTATGGCCATGCCTGATAAATCGGTTGCGTTTGGTTTTGACACAAATATCAACGGATCAAATTTGATTATTTGCAGCAAGTGTATTATGCACAGACGCATTCACTCGCTATTTTTTAAAAACTTATTTGATGGATTTGCTCCGTTTTATCAAAACGGTGATTATTATGAATTCACAACCCCGATTCCGACAACAATTTCGGTTCGCATGATAACTCCAGGAATTGATTTCGTTCTGTTGGACGCCGCACTATACACGCCAATGGATGTCGTTGGTCTTGAAGCGACCGTATCTATACAGTCATTTGTTGCAGGAAACACCCCAACGGAAACGGCCGACAATAGACTGCTTTTGTCGAGTTTTAATACGGCACCTTACAACCCTCTCGGATTGTATCAGTATTCAAGCAAAAACGATAGGCCATCATGTATGATTCGCGTTATGGCAACAAACAAATCATATGCGGCTCTCCGATATCAATCTGTCGGAAATTCAAATGGCGTTGCCACAGTAACATTGTTGACGCATGGGTATTATGATCGGAGATTAAATTAATGGACGTGGCTATAACGAAAGGCGATCTCGGTGGGTATGATTGGGACTTGAACGCCGAAGGGACTGACTTGCTCATGACTGGCGATGAAATTGGCAATTCTTTTTTAACGTCGATGTTAACGGATTCAAAAATCGATGCGGATAGCGACGTAGAGTATCTGGGTGGTTGGTGGGGAGATACCATCGAATTGACATTTGAGACTGGATCCAAGCTATGGCATTATGAGTCAACAACCATGACCAGCGACAGAATTAAGGAAATTCCTCATCGTATAAAAGAGGCTATAGTATGGATGATTGACGACGGTGTTATAGACGATGTTAAATCTCAAGTAACACAAATTGACGGCGGTATTAACGTTGTGGTTGAGTTAATTAAGTCAAATCATATCATCTACAAGTATCAGGATATTTGGAGCGCTCGATGTGGAAAAAAATAACATTAAAAGAAATCGTTGCACGAATAGACGCGGATATCTCTGTAATGTTGCTGAACAAAAAGCCGGTGTTACGAACGTCAGTTCTACATATTCTTGCCACCGCGTTTGGTGGTGCTGTTTTCCTTTATTTGCGATGCCTCGACTATATAGCTGATCAGTTATTTGTCTCATCATGTGATGCTGAATTTTTAAAACTTCGTGGTTTGCGATATGGCATGGCTCAGCTCAGTAGTAGTAAAGCTTCGGGTGTTGCTTGCCTCGAAATTTTTGGAGATACAGGCGCGCGACTGAGCGGCGATTTGAGGTTTGTTCGAGACGATGGCGTGCAATATGAATACGTCGGTCCCGAGTCTTACCTAAGCACGCCTGGATCCGTTTTAATTGATATTCGCGCTATTGAGCCCGGCGCAATAGGAAACATGTATACGACCTATCGAGGTAAATTATCATATCTTCAACCGGTTGATAAATTCACATCCGATGTTAATTTAGTCGATAATGTATCTGGTGGTGCAGATGATGAAGATATTGAACGATTTAGAAGTCGAGTAAAACTTCGAGAGAAGAAACCACCCATGGGTGGTGCAGACGGAGATTACATTGAAATGGCAATGAAAGAAATCTCCGTTGGCGCAGCATGGGAATATAAAAATAGAAACGGTATTAACAGCGTCGATGTTGTGATAAAATCAAACGATCCAAAATTACCAAGTCCGGGAATTCCCGCTTTGCAAAGAATTCAGGATTTACTTGATAAAGATAAGCCTCTAACCACTACATGCATAGCTCGACCAGTAAGTTTAAAACCAGTTAACTGGAAAATTAAAATGAATCCCAACGATTCGTCTATGCAAGACCTTGTTCGCTCCCAATTGAGTAGTCTGTTTTTTGAGACTGGAGCACCTGAATCGGTTATGACGGTTACGGAAGGCGAACGGGAAATTCAATCAATACCGGGAATGGTGGCAGCACAAATAATCGGTGTTGATGTCGCAACAGGTTGGAACGAGATTCCACGAGTAGGTTCGTTGACATTCGAAAATTATTAACTGAGGGAGATATTATGGAAATTATGCATAGCGAAACAGTCGACTACGGCTACGAACATAGCTTTTTACTGCCTATTTATTTTGGTGGTCAGCATGGTGGAGTGTTTAATGCTGGGAGTGTTAAAGTATACAAGCACACCTCTACCAGATGGGTTGTATCAAATATTACTACCCTGCCGGTAGAGGTTGGTGCTAGCGGACTGTATGATATAAAGTTGACAGATGTGGAATTAACTCCAGAAGATCAGGATAAGTATCCAGTCATAGTAACGTTTATTCTGGGGGAGTCGCAGTACATGATCTCGGTGAGATGCCGAATGAATATCCGGTTGAAGGGCGGTGTGGCAATCGAGAACGGTTTGCATGTTGAAGGAAGCATTTCTCATTTTTCGGGCTTACATATCGGAACAAACGAAGACAACTATCTTGCCCTTGGGCATGCCGGAAATAGCTCTATTGTGGCAAAGGGTTTGGTACAACTCGCCGCTGGTGTTGACATGATGACACAATTTCTTCCCAACGATGACCCGGCTATGGAGCTGGTTCCATGCGGAATTAAAATAGGTGTGGATGGTGCCGGTATGGAGCTGCATGGCGGCGCGTTCTTATCTGGATTTGACATTCCGGGTTGGGAACAAGTTGCCTTATATCTAAACGGCACCACTCAATTCAATGGTCAGGTCACAATTCCTTATGGGCTAATTTTACAGAACAGATCAAACGATGAACCTATAATTGATATTGGCTCCCACATGAACCAGAAAGAGATCCGAATCTGGAATTACTCGACTGGCAACGAAATTTTTTCAAAAGACGGAACCATGTCAATTCCAACGCTCGCTGTTTCGGCTGGTAATCTCAACACCACTCTCAACGCGATAAAATCCGACACTACCGAGATACTCGCAACTCATGTTGACATGACCGGAGTTGTCGCGGCTGTAAACGCACTTGACGGGAAAATAACCGCTGCAAAAACCAGCGCTGATGGAGCTAAGACCAGCGCCGATTCTGCGAAATCCTCAGCGGATTTAATCGTCGCAAAACTCCCTACAGATGGTAAAATATCGAACCTATCACTCACAGGCACCGAATCGGTAGTCGATGGCCGTTCCCTCGCGGAAAACATAGCTCGTGCAGCATCTGTGGGCAACGACTGTGATTACGACCCTATTAATAATACCTATACGCGCAAATTCAATACTGGGTCGCAAATGTATAAAGTTAAGGTTGACGGATCGGGAGTGCATAAACAGTAGTAATTTGCGTATTTCGGCCACGTCAATGATAGGATATCTTAGATGCCAACCAATCCTTTAGACATAACTACCTGCGGGTTTAAAACGCCACCGAACTCCCACACGGTGGCAACCCTCGGGTATTTCACACCGGACGATTCCGGAAGTTTTGAAATTCCCGACTTTAAATCGAATCTTTTGTTATCTCTGTTACCCAATGGCAGGGCGTGGAATAAATCTCCGCTCTCATTTATTTTCAAATTTTGCTCAGTTTTCGAAAAAGAATTACACCGAGCGCATGCCAGAACGCTGAACTTAATATCAGAGTTGGATCCAGAAACTGCTACCGAAACATTGGATCAATGGGAAATCAAAAACGGTTTACAACCAGCCCATGTTCACTCAATCGAAGCTCGACGATCAAATATTGCTAAATGGGAATCTCTGCAGGGTGCCGGGAGTTTGTCTCTTCCTCATTTGTATGAGATGATGCAATATTTCACTGACTATAATACTTATCCAAATATCGTTTCTCCCTTTATTAAATTCACACCCCATGTTTACAAAGGGTGGATTTGTAATGTGTCAAAGGTTGGCGTTGATTTGTTTTTCGACGAAACGAGCGAAAAAAATCAAATGACCGTTAGGGTATCTGGTACAAAAGTAGTAGCTAACAAGAAATTTTTAGAACCAATAATTAGAAGGTTTATCCATACTTGCGTAACTCTTGAATGGCAAGACGCTATAACAATCACCCATACATATACCTATCGCGTTAAAGCGGTTGGCGACTCAACGGAGTCGGCGTGGGCCGAGGGCGAGTTTAAGATGGTTAAAACTAATTGAGATTAACATTTACAAAGAGGTAATATGGCAAACGGTAATACGATTGATATGACTATAGTCGGAGACAGTATCAGCACGCCAAATCCGGGGTATTTAAACCCCTTGACCGCGGCACTTGCTCCCTATGGTGTTACTACGCATAGGGCTGTTGGGATTGGGCCCCATGATATGCTGAATATCAGCAATTACTATGCACAATGGATTGGTGCTTTCCCTCAGTCTACAGTATTAACATTAAATAGCACTATACACGATGTGCTTAGATATGGTTCAGACCAAGGCGCTCCAGAGGTAACGCCAACAAACTATACCATTGCTATCGAGCGGATACTTGACAAGGTGGTTTTGGATGGGATAATCAATACAGTGCTTCTTGTTCTAGGCACGCCTGTTAATAGCACAAGTTATCCGGGCAATGTTTTTGTATCAAACACAGACATTGAGATTTATAACCAATTAGCTATTGATTCTTTTAACAAAACAAAATACGCCTCATTAAAACGGCACATTGTTGACTTATACACATACTCAAATACCGTAGTTGTGCCTGCGCATGGATGGAATGCTGA